GCTCAATGCAGTAATATTCAGCTAATGTCTCCAAGTGTACTATTGCTTTAATTGCTTCATTGCGTGTCATTGCTTGCCCCCTAATTAAGATTGATTAGCTGGATTTCACCGGCTTTGATGCGGCGCTTTGTTTCCTTTGTATCAATGCCAAGAAACTGATTGCGGTATTTGCTGGTCGTAACTGAATAATCCCAGCTATCAGCGTCCAAAAAAATCTTGCGTTCGCCATCTTCAAAACAGGTTTTAGCAATCACTGTCTGGTATGATTGGAAATATGTTGCTTCTGGTTCAAAGATGATGAATTGATTGGCAACCTTGTTGCCGTTGCTGCTGGTCATGTTAGAAACTTTAGTCATTGTTTAACCCTCCAAGGTTTTGTTGTGTTGTTATGCGTTAATGGCTGCGGTGAAGTTTGGCTTGGTTGATAGGTCAACCTTGGCAATGCGCCAATCTCTTACATGTTCAACCATGCCGTCATTAGCCTTCTCTTGCCAATAGCGAATGATTGCGTTTGCTTGTGCTATTGTCTGGATGTAACCGCCATTGACGGTTTCAACCATTAGCGACTCTAACTTGTCGTTGCCGTATTTGCCCCAAATAATATAGTGATGAGTCATTGTTCTACCCTCCTAAAATAATGCTAATTGAGTTGGTGCCTGCGCCTTGTGTTGATTGGCAAACAGGCTTGGAAATAGGCTAGAGTTAGCCTGCGGATGGCATGGCTTGGCCGCAGGCCGCACCGGTGCCGGAATAGGTTTTACAATCTCGGCCATTTTTAGAACGTCACGAGAGAGAAATTTGCGCCGGCCGCGATATTCGCTGATGTGCTTGCAGCCTGACTGGTCTAGCGTGTAAGCCTTGCCGTCAATGACTCGCACCAATTGAACGTGTCGCGTAGTTGTAACCATGTAAGTTGTGTCTGGTTGCGCGTATTCATCACAGAATTTTTGCAATGTCATGCGCGGCAGCTGGATTACATCGAACGCGGCGCCAAGCTTGCCTAGCACTGTCAGGCGTTCGCTGTGGATGGTTCCACCCTTGAACCGCTTGCCACGGCTGGCAGCTGCACACAACGCCCACACACGGGCAAAGCTGGTGCCAGTCGATGCTGCAATTGCCAGCACGCCACACACCGGCCCGCCCTTGGCGTCTGCTGGATAGCTGAAGTTTAGAATTGTTGCCATGTTGAAACCCTCCAAGGTAATTGAACATGAGCAACCCTTAGCGCGATACCTGCGCACCAGTCAAACATAAAAATGCACAAAGCATGAAAAAAGTTTACACATGGCCGGCAAAGCCTTACTGTGGCTTGTGTTGGACAAGTGTTGATATTGCTTGGCTTTTGTTTTGAATGGGGTTTGTTTTGCATTTGCATACACACACAACACACAAGACGGCATGCGCTGCATTGCAATCGCCGCGAGCCTATCACACATTATCAGGTGTGGCAAATATGTCACACTGTGGCAGAAAGGACAAAGACAGGCGCGCAACACAAACCAAAAGCATCTGCGCAGCGCAAGGCATAGGGGGGCTGTTTTGAAGGCCGGCACCCCCCACAGCGCGCGGCTGGCTTTATATATGTTAAATACTACTATTCAACACACAGCCTAAGAGGAACCCATGACCAAGCTAACAAGGCAACGAACCGACATTATCTTATCAAGCATCGCAGACGGGCATAGCATTGTTGATGTATGTGAGGCTACTGGCGTGTCCAGGACTGCTTTCTACCAGCGTTGCAAGAAGGATGAGGAGTTTGCGGCGGCGGTGAAAGAGGCGCAGCAGTACAGTGCGGAGAAGGCGCTAGAGGAGTTAGACACATTGTATGGTGATGCTTTGCACGGAAGGAAGGATTACAATCCTAATGTGTTACGGGACTATGCGCATCATGTGCGTTGGAAGGTGGGCAAGGTCTTGCCTGAGAAGTTTGGAGAAGTTAAGAACCGTACTGGCGTAGAGGTCAGCGATGGTACTGTAAGAATATTGTGGGAGAGTGATAGTGGCACAGGCAGTTAAGATACCTTATAAGCCGAGGGCTTTGCAGGCAGAGATGCACAATAGTTTAAAGCGTTGGAATGTGCTGGTGATGCACCGGCGCTTTGGTAAGACTGTGTGGGCTGTTAATGAACTTATCAAGAAAGCCCTGACTTGCGAGTTACCGCGGCCAAGGGTTGCGTTTGTGGCGCCTACATTTACGCAGGCCAAGCGAATTGCTTGGGATTATGTAAAGTATTATGCGGGTGTTATTCCAGGTGTTTCTTTTAATGAGACAGAACTACGGGTGGACTTTCCTAATGGTGGTAGGTTGATGCTGTTGTCTGCCGAAAATCCTGATAGTTTGCGTGGTATTTATTTAGATATGTGTGCGTTCGATGAATTTGGCATGCAGAACCCAAGGGTATGGGGGGAGGTTGTTCGGCCGGCGCTATCTGACAGAGAGGGTGCGGCTATCTTTTTAGGTACACCGGCAGGGCATAATCATTTTTATGATTTGCTGGAGACTGCCAAGACCCAGATAGAAGAAGGTTCCGACCAATGGTTCTATAAAATTGTTAAGGCTAGTGAGAGTGGCCTGGTAAAGCCGGAGGAGTTGAAGGCAGCGCAGGCGCAGATGACACCGGAACAATATGAACAGGAGTATGAGTGTTCGTTTACTGCTGCTATTATTGGCGCTTATTATGCAAAGCTAATAGCTGATGCTGATGACAGCGAGAGAGTTACCAGAGTTCCTTATGACCCCATGTACCCTGTGCATACTGCGTGGGATTTAGGTATTAATGATTCTACAGCAATTTGGTTTGCGCAGATTTTCCGCGGCGGTGCGGTTCATATTATTGATTACTACGAGAGTAGCGGCGTTGGTTTAGACCATTACGCGGATATTCTTAATCAGAAAGATTATAACTACGGCGACCACTTGGCGCCGCATGACATTGAGGTGCGGGAACTGGGGTCAGGCAAGTCCAGGTTAGAAACGGCTTACACTCTTGGTATTAAGTTCCGTGTGGTTCCTAAGATGAAAGTGGCCGATGGTATTAACGCGGCAAGGATGTTGATACCTAAGTGTTATTTTGATAAGGATAAATGCCATGAAGGTTTAGAGTATCTGCGGCAGTACAGGCAGGAATGGGATGAGAGGCGCAAAGTATTCCGTGACCATCCGTTGCATGACTTTACTAGCCACGCGGCAGATGCTTTTAGGTATTTAGCGGTTGGGCTTGAAAATAGAACCAACTACACGAAACCGCCACAGAATGTGGCACAGATGGACTACAACCCGTTTTCGTTATGAGCAAATCTATTGACGTAGAAGCTATCACTCAGCTTCTTGAAAACAGCGACTACCACGATTGGTGGGGCGTTGAACAAGTTGAAAACTACATTCGCACCCCGATGATGCTTGACCAGTACATAGTCTTAAGAGACCGGTACGGCACACCGGCAGTATTTGCAACTTGGGGGTTTCCTAATTACAGGCATGTGGTTCATTACACTGAAGAATTAGAGTTCCCTGTTTCTGGGTACAACGGCGGTGGTTCTGTGCCTTGGTTGATTGACTTTATCGCGCCAGGCGGCAAGCGTAATATTGCTTTAGGTTTCAGAAAAATGAAAAGTGTGCTATCTAATAAAGGTTATACGCAAGCCTTTTGGCTGAGAACAGAAACTCAGAAGCTAGGGTTTCACGATTGGAGTTAGGAGAACATTATGGGTTCAGTTAAAAAGGCCGTTAAAAAAGTTGAACGGTTTACCAAAAAGAAGATTATCAAACCTATTGATAAGGCGATTGTTGAGCCACTAGAAAAGCCGGTGAAGTCTGCGGTGAAGGCTGTGATTGTAAAGCCCGTTACTGCTGTGGGTAAGGTAGCAGATGAGGCCTTTGAAGAAATTATTGAAAAGCCGGTGAAGAAGGTGGCTGCTGAAACTTTTGATGTTGTGCTGAATACCGACAAAGAAGAACGCCGCGCTATGCTGGGCGGCGCGCCGCCGGAACCAGAAGTCACCCCAGAGGTAACGCCAGAGGTTGTACCTGATGAAACAATATTGGCATCTAAAGGCCGCCGCCGGACAAAGGGTAAGCGGTCTGGTGCCGGTGGTACTTTGATGGAAGGCTTTGGAGTGGCGTATGCCAAGCCAAGTTCTAAGTCACCTACAGGGGGTAGTGCATAATGTCTTTTTTAAAACCAAAGGTATATGTTCCACCAGCACCAGCAGCCCCTCCTCCACCAGCCCAAGCCGGTGAGGAAGATACGCAGCGCGCAGTAGCTTTGTCTGAAGAAGCCATGAAAAAGACACGCAAACGCAAAGGTGCTGGGTCTACTATTGTGGCTGGCGCTTTAGGCGGCCCGACTGGTGGCACTGGTGGCGGCAAAAAACCTACGTTATTGGGGTAACACATGCAGGATTTCGTCAAAAGTCTAGTCAAGCGATACGAGTCGCTAAAGTCTCGCAGAGACAATTGGGATACGCATTATCAGGAACTAGCTGATTACATGCTGCCCCGCAAAGCGGATATCGTTCGCAAGCGTTCCAGAGGCGAAAAGCGCATGGAACAGATTTTTGACGGCACTGCACTACAGTCCGTTGACCTTCTAGCCGCTAGTTTGCATGGCATGTTGACCAGTGGTGCTACACCCTGGTTTATGCTGGACATGAAAGATGGTGAAGTAGGGCGTGATGATGACGTTCGTGAGTGGTTACAAGACACAAGCCAGCGCATGATTCGCGCATTTAACCAGTCAAACTTTGAAAATGAAGTCCATGAGATGTATGTGGACTTGGTTGTGTTTGGTACTGGCTGCATGTTTGTCGAAATTGACGACAAGTCATTGCGGTTTAGCACCCGCCACATCTCTGAGTTCTATGTTCAAGAGAACCAATATGGGGTTGTAGACACAGTATTTCGTGTTTACCGACTACCAGCACGGCAAGCTGTACAGCGCTTTGGCATTGATAACGTCAGCGAGTACATTCGCAAGATGTTTGAAAGCAAGCCGGATGACGAGATTGAAGTCTTGCATGCTGTGGTGCCGCGTATTAACCGTGACCCGAATAAAAAAGACAACAAGAACATGCCATTCGCATCGTTCTATATTGATATGAAAAGTAAAGGGCTGCTTTCAGAAAGCGGATTCCAAGAGTTCCCGTACATTGTTCCACGATTTTTGAAGGCAACTGGTGAAACAATGGGGCGTTCCCCAGCAATGGTTGCGTTGCCTGACGTTAAGATGTTGAATCTTATGTCTAAAACAATCATCCAAGCTGCACAGAAACAGATAGACCCTCCCCTACTTGTTCCTGACGATGGTTTCCTCTTGCCCATTCGGACGCAGCCTGGGGGATTGAACTTCTTTAGAAGCGGTACACGCGATATGATTACGCCCTTAAACACAGGCGCTAACATTCCTATCGGTCTAAGTATGGAAGAACAACGCCGCGGGGCTATTCGGTCTGCGTTTTATGTTGACCAGCTTCTTAGCGGCAACTCGCCTAACATGACAGCTACTGAGGTTGTCCAGCGTCAAGAAGAACGCATGCGGGTGATTGGCCCCGTTCTTGGGCGTTTGATGAATGAGATGCTACGGCCTTTGATTGACCGTGTATTTGCACTGATGTTGCGTTCTGACATGCTGTCTACACCGCCAGAGGT